ACCAGAAACCCCTCCGGGGCAAATGACTGATCCCTTTAGGGGGACAAATTTTTAGCCCCTGGATGCGTTGCCAGAATCATTCCAAACATTATCGCCCTGGCCCCTAACTAGTATCTCCAGCGGTTTAACGATGCTGGAGGTCCCAGTGCTCACAAAGGGGACCGAAACCCCCGCCCCTGTCAGATCAGTAGCCAGGGGCCCGCTGCTGCCCATCCCATCAGAGACGACGATTGGGGCCACGGTGGTGGCGGTATCAGCCGTTAGCTCCATACTTGCTAAACGATTCGCATCGGCTTGTTCCTGCAGGCGATCAAAGAGGCCCATCTCACATCAGCCCACATAACAACCAGCTGGCAGGGGTCCAAACATGTCCGGTGCAATCCAGCTTTGGAAAGGGGGCCGTAATTGAGACTGGCGACCAGACCAGGCCAGGCCCATCGTTGGTGCCGATCAGCAGGTAACAGAGCCCGTGGGCGCCTGTGATGTAGCCACTGCCGGTGCGCGAAACCGCCACCAGCTCCCCCTCGAACTGAGGGATGGTGGGCGGATAGCTCTGCCGCGGATCTGCTAACAGCAGCGGGATTCGAGTGTTGGTGCTGAAGCGATGAATAGCAGCAGCAGCCGTGGCCAGTTTGCAGGGGGAGAGCATCAGGCTGCACCCCCTACTACTTCACGCCAGATGTCTGCCTCAGCGTCAGCAACTAACAGCGTGATTTTGCCATTAAACAAACAGGCGATCACAGTTCCGCTTGCAGTGCCGCCGTCTTCTGCAGACGGTGGGCCCGGAACGACACTCCAAATTTTGACCGCGGTTCCAATGTCCGCTGAGTGAGGAGTGGAGGTCAGAGAGGGTTTATGGAACGTCGGCATCGTCAGCGGCCCGGAGGCCCATTAGGCTTCCGCTCACCAGTCCAGGAAATTGCCGCCAGGGGTGCGGCGCAGGTTGATCGCTGTGCCCTTAGGTATCGACGACAACGCCAGCACCTCACCGATATAAAGGCGGCCCTGATAGATCGCCCTCCCCCGGCCATCGCTGTGGAACCCATCCCAATAGGCGCTTACATCAACCCGCCGAACCTCATCTAACTGGCTGCGATACATCCGCTCAATCTGCGCATAGCGCTGCTGTGCTGCCCCCTCCTTGAGGCGCTGCAGCAGGCTGGAGGCCATTGGATCCGCCATCAGCCAGTAACCCTCCAGGTGGTTGCATCCACGTAGAAGACCGCCTGATTGCCAGCGGCCAGCGTTGCGGTTGATCCCAACGGCGCCACAGCTACCAGGCTCGGGATTGTGGCTGCCCTGATAATCGCCACATGGGAGAATGAGTAGCTGGTGGCGCCTCCGTTATGGGTGAAAGTCGCAGCCTTTCTTACCAGCGGGATACCGTTGGCGGTATAGCCACCCACATCAGCGCCGGCGTAGGTAATCGACTGCCGTTCATAGCCTCCCACCCCGTCTACGATTTCGTTTGTGGTAACAGTTGCCAGCGAATCACTGGGCGCAAACGTAGAGCCAGGGCTATTGATTAGCGCAACCTCGAATGATTGATCGACATAACACTGATTTGCAATGTATTGCAATTCAGCGATAGAGATCGATGCGGTGGCAGCCATGACAGGACCGGATAGGTCTGGTTAGGCTTCCATCAGGTGAATAAATCCGAATCGATCACGGTTGCAGCACTGGTGAGCAGAGAGCCTCCACTGGATGCCAACGTTAACCCAACGCCTTCTGTGGTAGCCAGAACCCCCTCTGGGCCCACCAGCTGCCCATACAGCACTATGCCCTCCTTGATGCCCACCTGCAGCTCCATTGTCGATGGTGGGGTATAGATCTGCAGATCGATCACGAATTGCTGCAGGATCCCCACATAGGCCACCACGGTATAAGCCCGGCCATTATCTACAGATGTTTGCCCGCTTAGCACTGGCGGGGTAACAACCGGAGTGCCTGGTGGCCTTACGATTGAACCGCTGGGAGGCAGGGGATTATTGCTCCCGACCACATTGGAGGGGAAATTGATCTCCCCATCTGAAAAGCCAATGAATATGCCATCAGTTGAAACCAGGGCCTCGATTTGATTGAGCGCCCAGCTGGTTGCATTCATCCGCAGCTTTATTGCCTTTGGCCCCTGGGGGTCCCAATAAAGGAACGGCATCCCCGGGACATATCCGGTGATCAGTTCCTGCCGCAGGGCCTCCGCGATACGGATTCCACTGGCATCACCCTCCAGGAGATTGCGCGAATATGCCAGGAATGTTGCTGCAGTCGTGGCAGCAGCAGTGATGGGCCCATTCAGCTCGGCTGGCACCTGGGTTTTCATCGTGATTGGCCCAGCCCCTGCAGTCCCAGCGAGATAGCTGCCAGCATCTCTAATGTCCTGCAGGGTGCCGGTTTCGACCTTTGCTACGTCAACACTTGAAACCCGGTCGGGTTGGGCCGGGTTCGCTAATTTAGATCGGCTTGTTCGACGTTCAACAGTTTTTGAGCCCTCAGTCGCATCAATGCTTCCTGCATCTAGCCCGGCGTTATTGCAGTTGCAGGGAGAGCGCCAGGTTTCGGTTGTCTGAACTGTTCGATCATCATAGAATTCATAGGTGGTGATCACCCGTTGGTTGAGAAAAAACTCATCCTCTGGCAGTGTTCGCCAGTCAACAGTCAGCACATTGCCATCAACATAATTAGCGCCAGGTCGCCAATTCGATACCACAGCGCAGGATAACTTGTTTCTATATTGATCTTCTACTGTCTTAAGGACTTCACCGCCACTGCCATAGACATAGGTGCGAGTGCTATAGCTTTGGGATACACCCTGCAGGCCGCCAGGCTCACAGCCATGATTTGGATCGCCCTTGTTTTCAAACCAGTCGATAGTACCCCTACATTGCTCAAATAGGTCCGAATAGTATTGACCAGATAACTCAACAGCTGGGCCAATCCGCTCCTGGTATTCATAGGAAACCTGCCCGCCTGGCCCTTCATAGGTCTTGGTGCTGCTTTGAATTGCAGTTACCGTGAAATTGCGTTTAACCGTTTGAATTGTGGTGAGCCCATTTGTTGTTGTTTCAGCCATCCAGTTGGCTGGATGCTCCAGGAAGTAAGTCGATTCGGTTGTTTCGCTATCAACGCCACCGGCCCCAGGGGCAATAACATTTCGCCAGCGATAAGTTAAATCTATTACATCAGGAGGAATCGTGCTAACCCCTAAAGGCGAGGCCTCCAGCGTTGAGGCACCGCCAACTGAAATCCATGCTGCTGCTGCCTTATTAGATAGCTCACCATCACCGTCAAAGAAATTACCGAGCACTATGGCGCCTTGGTTGTTCTGCCATAAGAATCTAGATTCAGAACAAATGGCATCAGAGATCGCCGCAATTGTTTGAGTGTCCTCTGCAATCCTGATTGCAGTAAAATGGATTAAGTCATCGATCTTATCTGACAGGGAACGCAAGTAAAGCGAGCAGCCAACCTCTATATCTAGAACATTTGCTGTGGGGTTAAATGAAGAGGAGATCACATAAAGGTAGCCCCTTGGGTGCCTGGCCCAAGTCTGGTTTGTGTTCTGCACATCAAACAGAACAAGATCACCACGCTTAAATAGTGTCTTAGTGAAATCTCTTATATCAAGGCCTTCTGCAACTTGAGCAAGTTTGATAGAGCCTGAGCAGCTAACAATTCCAGAGCCCAGCACTGAAGAATCTGAGACGCTGATCTCCAGCAACGCTTCGCTGTAATCAGTCCCTGCAATTGTGAGCCGTGTGCCCCTGGTCTTCTGTGCAATCCAGGCCATTTCTACACCTCAGTGAGGCCAAAGGAGACCACCCACTGAGGGCCGGCCTGTGAGATTTTGGGAGGTGTTGAAAACCAACCCGCAGAGATCACATCGGAGCTGGTTGTTGAATCCGTGATGGCTACTGCAGCAGCCAGGCCCTTAGCCCGATCTGTGTCCCAGGCCCTAAAAAGGGAATCAACGCTGGCGGCCATCGAATCGCTTAGCAGGCAGGAGATTGCCCAGATGCGCCGTTGAGAGCGAGAGGGGCCCCCTGCAATCGCCACCCCTGAGGTAGAGAATTCGAGCTTTGCCTGCTGGAGGTACGAGCGGGGCAGATCCTCCCCCAGGAACAGTGAAATCGTGGCCGTGTGTTCGGTCGCTGCTGAATCGGTGTATGACAGGCCGATCGTGCTCACAGCGGCGGATACAGGGCCCCCTAGGTTTCCGTATCTAGCGGCGTCTCAGCCGCAGGCGGCTCATCTCAACCAGCAGGCGGGAGGCATCTGTAACAGGCTCCTGGGATTGGATCGTCACGTTGTTTGTGATCCTGCCCACGCTGTCTGTGCCCCTGAGGGTGGCCAGCAGCCGGCCCATGTGGCCACCCTCAGCACTGGCAGAGGCAACGCTGGCCTGGGGTGGGTTGAAGGCGCCTTCGGCCTTCATCGATGAGGTAAGGCCAGCCGGGATCACGGTCCCTGCTGTTGGCGGCTGCCAGGTGCCAAACATCGGAGAGGTGATGAGGCTCAGCTGACCGGCGCGGCTCAGAAATGCTTCCTGGCCGTATTCGTTGACGATGTAGGAAGTGCCTTGCTGGACAGGGCCACCAATGGCACGGCTCCCTGTGCTGCCTTGCCCGGTAGGCAAGTTTTGCATCGCCTGCCGCACTCGCTGCAGCTGAATAATCGCAGCATCTGCATAGTTTTTCCATGCAACAGATCCAGCTTTAACAATATAATTATTTGTCTCGCCAAGGGCGTTTCTGTATTGAGTTTGTAGCTGAACTTTTCGCTCTGTCAATTGCCGCTCAGCTGACTCCAGCTCTCCTTTGTATCGTTTTTCATTGTCCGCCATTGCCTTTTTGAACTTATCAATTTGAGCCTCCAGATCCTTTATTCTGTCAGCTGTTGAGGCCTTGCCTTCCTTCTTATTCTTTTCAAGCTCCTGCTCACGCTTTTGCTCTGCATCTGATCTATTCTTCTGGGCTATAGCATTGCTGATTCTTTGTGCCTCGATTTGATCATTGAAATTCTGCTGTTCGTCCTTACGAGATTTCTCGAATTCAGAGATCCGTTTGTTATCGATTTCTTTCTGCTTTAGTTTGTCTGCATCATTTTTCTTCTGTCTATCATCACTGAGCGCTAGATCAAGTTGGCGCCGATCATCTGCTGCAGCCTTCTCCTTGTCGCGCTTAGCCGCAGCAGCCGCAGCTTCTTCCTGCAACTTAACCAGCCGCACCTGAGAGGCTGCCTGCTGCGCCATGCCAGCGGATTCCATCGCTGATCTGCGCTCCTCCAATTGAATGCGGCGCACCTCATAGACCTCTCGCCGTTGGGCCTCCTGGGCCTGCAGCGCAGCGGTTTGGGCTTCTGCAACAGCTTTCACCTGATCGATCTGCAGCTGCTTGGCAGCCCGTTCGAGCTGGGCCTGGGCCCTAAGACCCTCCTCGCCGCCCATGAGAGCGCTGCGTTGCAACCTCGCCCGATCCAGATTTGCCAGCCGCTCCTCTGCTGGGGTATTGGCCATCAGAGCCTTCACCTGGGCGTCTGAGTTGCGCTGGATTATTTGCCCCTGATCTTGGAGAAGTTTGATTGAACTATTAAGGCTTTTTTCCTCTGCCTGGCTTAGAGCTTGGATGCTTCTTAGCTCAGATTGATATGAGGCCTGCACATAGTTAGCAGATGATTGTTCAGAGCGAATGTTGTCATTGATTCTTGCCTGCTGGGCTTGTGCAAGGCTGTCATTCTGCTTTGATTCTGTGTTGTACTGTTCGGTGCTGCGTGTATTGCTTCTAGTGTATTCTGACGATTGCAAATCAAGGCTCTGTGGCTGGCCTGCAGAGCGTGTCCGAGCATTTTCTATATTTGATTGTGAGTATGTATTGGCATAATCTTTTGCCGCTTCCAATGAAGCAAGCTGCGCATCTTCCAGCTCTTTTGCCGCACTGGCTGCCTCATGATATGCGCTCTTGCCTGCCTCCCCAGCGGCCTGCATTGCTGACTGCTGAGCTTCAGCGGCGTCTTTTGTGCGTGTTATCTCAGCAGTTAATGATTCGACTTGGGTTATCAGCGGCGACTGGGTTGCTTTTAGGGCATCCTCCTTTTGTGTTTTCATATTTGCAAACGATTGCTCCATCGCATCGGTTGCATTTTTGAACTGGGTTTTTTGCTCTTCAAGAACAGCAGTTAGAGCCTTCTCTGATTGCGCCATTTTGTCAGCAGCCGCTGCCGTAGCTTCATGGCCCTTGGCCGCTGCATTCAACATTACTTCCTGACCCTTTATCCCCTTAATTGAAGCCTCTAATACTGCTAGCAGCCGTGATTCTTCCTCCGAGAGCTGCCCTTTACTAACCTTGAGTGATTGCAAAGCAGCGGCTTCATTCTGATATAAGGCCAACTGACCCTCAAGGGTTTGGCGTATCCTTTGGCGCATCTGGCCTGCTTTTTCAAGAGCTGCAGAGTCTTCTCCTGCTGCTGCAATTGCTTTTTTATATGCAGCAATTGCCCCATCAGTTGAGGCTATGATCTGCTGATAAGTTTCGGCTGTTTTGATACTTTGGATATTAAGACTAGCCTGGGCAGCAGTGGTGAAACCAATTGATGCTCTAACTTTATCCAGTGCAGTATCAAAAACACCAACCCGTTTAACACTTTCATCCCAAGCGCTGGAGGAGCCGCCAATAACTACGCCCAGCTTTGCCATGTCTAGCTGTAATGCCTCGACGCTGGTCCTGGTCTTGTCTGATGTTTCGGAGCCCTTTGCTGTGATTGCCTGATAGCTAGTCCAAACTGCTGCAACAACTGCAATAGCGGCAGCAGTCGCCAACATTGGTGCTGCAGCAGCCAAAAATGCCCTAACCCCTGCTGCGGCGTTAGCGGCCCCCAATGCGATGGCATTCCAACCAGCCGCCAGATTTTGTGCTGAGATTGCAGCGAATAGACCCTGGACTCCTGCGGTCACCGTCGCCCAGGCAGCCGCAAGAGCCGGCCCAATTGCTAGCTGGGCAGTCATCACAGCGTTAAAAGCCGCCACAGATCGCTCCGCTGCTGCCACTGCGGTGGCGAACTGTGCCGCAACTGCAGCTACGGAGAACTGGGCGGCCAACGCCTTAAGCCCCGCCACCATCCCCAGAACTAACTCTGTCTTCATCGTGGCGTTGAAGGCCAGAACAGCGACTGTTGCAATAGCAGCAGTCCCGGCAAGCCCGATCAGGACCGTAGCGGCGGCTTTTAATGGTGTTGGCAGCTGATTCCATGCCGTCACAATCTCTGTGGCCCCCCGTACCAGGGGCAGAAGTGCCGCCGAGATCACAGTGCCAAGCGATGCTTGGAATCCACCGATAGCCCCCTCTAGGAGCTTTAGGGCCCCAGAGATCCCAGAGAGGTTCTGGGCCGCAACCTTTGCCGCAGTACCTGATGCGTTGTTGGTGGCAACAAAAGCCTTATCAATTGTCGCAACAGAATTATTCAGCAGCGAAATCCAGGAGGAGCCGGCCTCCTCACCAAACAGGATTTTCATTACCAGAGATTTCTCGGTGGTGGCAAGGCCATCGGTGCCCGCTTTCAGCCGTTTAACTAACTCCGGCAGGGGCAGCAAATTCCCCTGCACATCTACCAGGCCCAGCGCTAGGCGCTCAGCCACCTCACCCATGCGCCCAGTGCCCCGGGATAGTTCAGCAAATTCGCTGGTGCCCGCTGCTGCAGCCTGGGCCAAACGGCCTAACCCCGTCCGCAGCGCTGTACCGGCCTGGGAGCCTTTGATGCCGGCATTGGCCAGCAGGATTGTGGCCGCTGCGGTGTCCTCCAGCGACAGCCCCAGGGATTTAGCAACTGGTGCGGTGTACTTAAACGCCTCGCCCACATCGGAGGTGGATTGCGCTGCAGCATTCGCTGCCACTGTCATCACGTCAGCAACCCGCCCGGCCTGGTCAGCGCCCAACTGAAAGCCACCCAAGGCGATGATCATGTTCTGGGTGGTTTCTGCTAGACCCTCGCCAGAAGCCGCAGCAGCAGACTGGATCCCTGGGAGCGCCTTCTTTACGTCTTCAATCGTGAAGCCCGCCCGGGCTAGTTCGGTGGTGACTCCAGCGATCTCCTTGGCTGAGAATGCAGAGGTAGATGCCAGCTCAATTACGGTCTGGCTCAATTCCCCAAATCGATCATTCGATTCGCCGGCGGCGGCCAACGTCTGCATTAACGATTGATCCAGATCGATGAATTTCTTAGCTGAACCTGCTACTACCTCCTGGACAGCACGGAACGGGGCCAGCAGTTGCATCCCGAGGGCCTGGCCAATCCCCTGGGGGATCCCCTGCAGGGCGCCCTGGAACCCGGCGGAAAGGGCATCCTTCGTCGTGCCCATGACCTGGGCTGCTTTGCCCAGATTTGCCTCCAGTTCAGCAACGCGAACCTGGATCTGTTTGATCGAACGTTCAGCGCCAGAGAAATCTCTAAACTTCTGGGTAGATGCATCCCAGGTGGCGCCGACCCGCCGGGCCTGTTCGATCAGTTTCCCTAGCGCTGATTCCAGTGGCGCAGTGGCACTGCCTGCACCCTGCCCGCCGGTTTGAACCTTTTGCCAGAACTGAGCGAGTTGTTGGCTAGCGTTAGAGGTGTCTAGCCCCAGAGTGATTTTTACATTTCCTACGCTCATCACGTTCTCCGGGCTTATCTAGGTTTCCATTAAGCGACTCGATGCCCCAGTCCCTGCCGAGGCATCTCTACATTCTTGGCCACTAACTTAAGAGGCCAAATCAAGGCCTAGGGCGCCATAGCCATCGGCTTCTATGGTGTAGGAAACAATGGTTCCGGCTTTGCTTTTTTCATTGAAGCTCTTTAGCGTTGCATAGCCATAAATAGTCTCGCCAGCTGGTGTTGTTCTGCCAATCTTTACTCTTAGATTGCCTGCCACATTGTTCTTTTCAACCAGCCGCATCAGCTTGTAGGCAGAGCTAGTGAAATTAGTGAGACCTTCAATTTTGATCCGCCAGTTTTTGGATGTAGCAACACCCTGGGAATAACCACCACTATCGCCATAGGTGATCACCTCATCGCTTTTGGTTGCTGTTTCAAAACTCGCATCAGTAACACCTGGTAGATCAAAGACGCTATAGGTGGTGATCAAGGCAAGCCCCGCCACATTCAAGGCGCCTTTAACGATATTCTGAGCGTCTTTGAGAATAATGTATGGTTTTGTCCCCTCGGTGATGAGCGCTGAATCAGCGACCAGCGTGGTGGTATTGATGAAGGCACCGCCGCCTTTCAACACACCACCAGTGACGGTGGCAGTATCAACAGCAGAAGCCGCAACAGGGACTAGGTAAACCTTGAATCCTGTTGCAGTGTTGAAATTGGCCATGATAGTAGGGAGCGAGGGGAGATTCCCCGGATCCCCCTAGGGTTCCGACCATCGCCTCCACTAAATAACGGTGGCAAGGGAGAGGCCTAGGCTCCCATAGCCATCAGCTTCAACGGTGTAAGAGACGATTGTGCCAGCTTTTGATTTCTCATTGAAACTCTTTAGCGTTGCATAGCCATAGACATTTTCCCCGGCTGGAGTTGTTCGACCAATCTTTACCCTTAGATTACCTGAGACATTATTTTTCTCAACGATACGCATCGCTTTGTATCCAGCACTTGTAAAATCTGTAACCCCTTCAATCTTGATCCGCCAGTTTTTGGATGTAGCAACACCCTGGGAATAGCCGCCGCCATCGGAGTAAGTGATCACTTCGTCGCTTTTGGTTGCCGTTTCAAAGCTTGCATCAGTGATGCCTAGCAGCTCAAAAACAGTATCCACAGCGATCGTGGCATCATCTGCAACATTTTGGGCGCCATTGACGATGTTTTCGTCGTCAATTAAAATAATGTCTGGCAACGTGCCTTCTGTCACCGGCTCAGCATCGTCAACGATCGTTGTTATATCAATAAAGCCATCAACATCCTCTAGGACCCCACCGGACACACCATCAGAATCAACAATAGAGGCAACAATGGGGACAATGAAGACCTTGAAATCGGTGGCAGAGACGAAGTTGGCCATTTCAACACCGCAATGGGGTAACCCCCGGACTGCGTAGGTTTCCGGCCCTGGCTATGGCGGTGGAACGGGATCAGGCTCTGGAGGTGGATCAGGTGTTGGATCAGGTTCTGGATCTGGCTCCGGCGGTGGATCTGGCACCACAGCTTTCGGCTCAACCATTGCCACTGGATTCGGCGGCAGGTGCAGCACCATCTGCCCAGCGCCGGCAATTGCACTGGGTCCTCCCAGTGGCACTGCATTGGTTCCAGGTAGCAGCATTAAAATCCGCTCAGTGACAGCTCGCAGCGAGATGCTGCTGGCAGGGAACTGCAGCAACCTGATTAAAAACAGCCGCTCGATCATCGCGTCCCCATTCAGGAACGGAGCTGAGCTGGTCTGAGGATCTCGCTGGATAACAGCCACCACCCCAGTGGCCTTTGAGATCCCCTCGATTGCATCGCTATCGCTGGCCACCATCAGCCCCTGGGAGCTGGTCCCCCCCAGGGCCACAGTGCCCAGCAGCCCTGGGATTATCGAATCATCCGCCAGCAGGTCATAGAGGCCCTCTGCTGATGTGATGGCCACCGCTTCCACCATTGCCTAAGCCCCTGGTGCCCAAGGCTTCCAGGGCTCTGATCTAGACCAAAACCGGAAACCTAATTGAGAGATCCCAGAGGCCTCGATGAATTCCTCGAACCATCCCGGCCCTAGGGAACTCCACTGGTGAATAGGTCGCTCCCCTCCCTCTCAGGCGGGGTGCAAACCCCGCTTAGAGAGCACCCCTCTGAGCATATCTATCACCTAGAGGCCATGAATTCCCACGACGCTAGACGGATATGGCGACAATCAATCCATCAAGCTTGGGGGTATCGCTGCGCATTCTGCAATGGCTTTCCCATTGAGGATCAGCCCCTAACTATCGATCACGTCAGGCCAAAATCAAGGGGCGGCAGAGACCTAACCTCGAACTGTGTCAGCTGCTGCCAGCGCTGCAATCAATCAAAAGCCAGCGAGGTCTGGCTCCAATGGTTTAGGCAGCAGGAATTTTATAGCGAACGGCGAGAGGTTGAGATCAGCTGCTGGCTCTCTAGGGGTAGTGCCCCAGCCATTGCCTGGACATCAGCTGAGCAATGGCCACCAGGGGCGGGCCTGGTGCCGCTCGTTAGTGTTTGAACTATTGGATGATGGGCAACCTCTCACCCTCTCGGGCGATTGCCTGCTCGCTAAAGGTAGGGATCAAAACCACATATTCCTGATCCTCCACCTCTAGTTTTATTTCGGTGCCAGAAGCGCTGTGATCAGCGATCAACAAGCCGCAGATTGCATCGCCTGCAAAGCGTGGCCCCAGCAGCAAGACCCCCTCTGCCTGGGCCGCCACCTGATGCGGCAGCTTGCCTCCTTTGGCTGATTGCTCCATCTGCGTAAAGCAGAACAAGGCCCACCTAGGCAACTCCCGAGTATTGACCAGCTCAATATATGCAGCGGCCATTCTCGAATCTGGGCCGCCATCGCGCTCTTCTTGCTCATCAAAGAATGAAAAATCTTGGGCGGTAAATGGCTTGCTCTTGCTCTCTGGGTCACGGTTTAGATTTGCCGTCAGACTGGCCAGGTTTGCAACGGGCAGCTCATTTTGATGCAACTCCTCTCGCCTTAACTTTTGGCCTCCCTCGATAGCATCCACCACATAGCGGCAACTCAGATCAGCGAATCTTTCTGGACTAAAATCTGAATCACCAGGCCATAACCAGCGGCACCTCCAGAACGCGGCGGCCCAATCCACCCCTTCTGGGTCTTCATAGGTGCCAACAGCTACTCCCCCAGGGACTCCTCCGTTTGCCTGTCAATTTGCTCAGCATCAATCGCTGGAGCAGCGGACAGCTCCTCTTCCAAGGCGAATTGATATATGGCACCGACCAAGTTCTTGCCCAATGATTCGGAATCTTCAACGGTATAATCCTCCATACCCTCTAGCCTATATTTGATCATTGCTGTTGCCGTCACCAGCTGACGGCGCCATTGCTGCAGCAGGAGAAACCCAGACAATTCTTCGATCTCCCTGGCGTACTTTAACCGCATATTCTCAGCCTTCTCGCCTAGGTCATCCTGCATCCCTAGAGCTTGGGCGATTACATCACTCAGAAATTTATGAGCAGCAAGCGGTAGAATCTTCTCGGCCTTAGCAATCTTGTTCGATAGCTTGGCAATCTCAAGGAATGAAGAATGCTTAGCCGTGCCTTCATTGATAAATATCTGTTCTCTAACACTTAAATCACCCTTGACAGGAAAAACAAGCTCGCCAGATCTCTGATCGCCTATGATCTTAACAGCTTCAACTGGGTCAATACGAAAGGGCAGTTTCTTTGCAGTGCTCACATGGAAGAACCAAGGTGCATTAGGGTTCCTGGTCTTATGTATTCAAGTGCTCAGCGAGCAATGATTGCAATCGATTCGTAACGTCATAGACAGGGATCCCAACTGCATTTGTGCCGCCTTCAAGGACTGCAGTTGTCCAGGGTCTGCCCGGGAGCTGGATAATTTTATCTGAATTCTGAAATGGGTGGATATATGCCCCCTCATGGACGGCAGCGGCATATTCCACATTCCAGGTCCAGGTAGCGGTGAGAGCTGCGCGGTTCAGCTCAAAATTGCGGGACTGTTTCAGGTCCCCTGAATCAACGATGGAGCGAGGGCTGCCGGCGATTGAGACAGGCCTCTGCCCAGGGCCGCCATAGAGCCAGCCATACCAATTTTTGGCAGCCTCCTCCAGGCTGGTGCCCCCACGGCTTCCCCACCTAGGGGTTGCATCGGGCCAGGGCCAATGGGCGCCAGATATTGCAGAATCAAACCTGGCTGTCACCTCAGCTGCAATCACAGAGAATGCCTCCTCTGTTGCCACCCTCATGGCGCTGTTGGGATCGCCATCGGCCTCGATTGAGAGGCTGGTTTTTAATAGATCACCCATCAGCCAATCTGGCCTGCGGCCAGGAGGATTGGATCGCCTAATTTGTCGCGGATAATGGCACCTATTCCATCATTGCCATAGGCGGTGCCAATAAATACAACTTTTGCATCCATCCGGCCCATGCCATTGATTAGCACCAGGACTTTTTCACTGCGCCGCAGGTTGGTAGGGGCTAGCCCTGTTTCAACCAGCGTTAGGGTTGAGGGCCCGATTGTTTCCCACGTTGGAGCCAGAATCGTGGTGAGCGGTGCATAGTTGATCAAATAACCCTTTAGGGCAAATTCAGCGCCCGCCAGCGCCGGGAGACTAAGGGTTTGAGGATCGCTCTTGCGCTCCAGGAATGCCCGCAGGAGATAGGCCTGGCCCGGTTGCACTGCATAGCCATCACGACCGGTTGAGCGGGTTCCTGGGGCCTCCCAATAAATCCGGGCATTCGCCAGGGTGGCAAGGGGTGTGGCCATCAGGAGCGGTAGAGATTAGCGGTGAGCGTTGAGCTGTTGATCGTGTTCATGCCCAGGGCTTTCTTTATGTCCAGCTCAATCACCCTTTGACGGGCAACAAGGCCCTGGGTTTGAGCTGCTGCCCAATCACCGCGGGCCAGCAGGGAGGTGTCATATTCCAAAACGTCTGCCCGCTTGAGCGGGGCTGCGCCATCCCAGGCAGCGCGTGATTGTGCTGCAACTTGCGAGGTGATGAGGGTTTTGTGCTCAGCCAGCAGGGCTTCGATCCGGGTGATCGCTTCCGGCGAGAGGTCCGCGATTGTATTCATTGCAACCGTGATTTCTACCAGCGAATCCAGGATGACGGGCATCCCGAGAATCGATCGGATTTGATCTCTGGTTTGTTCGCGGGTTTGGTTCAGCGGCAATACCCCAGAGTGCCAGCCAGGTGCAATCGCTGGCGGTGTCGAATAGGAGGAATAAAAGGACACGGCCTGGGTGCAGATCGCCCTAGGTTTCCACTGCCAGGCCTTAGGTGAAAGGCAAATAATTGTAGGCACCCATCGTGACAGCATCAGCATGTAGATCAGCGCCGGCCTGCTGACGAAAGGCAAAAGCTGGATACCGGCAAACGAGCCAATTGCACCCGGAAGAATCAACCCACTGCCAGCGATCATTATATGCCGATAGCCCACCCAAAGCGTTTTCAACTGTTGGCACACCACCCCAACTAATGTTCACCTCTGGATTGGAAACATTTGCCGAGAAATAATAATCAATTTTGCTGGAATCCCCACTAGAAACTAAGAAATTAAATGGACATCCATCGATATTCATGATGGCCCAGGATGGGTCGCCAAGGGCGAAATTGGTTTGTACTAACTTGCCGATTAGTGGGGGCTGGGAATAAAGCCCGCCTGGTGTAGGAAAAATGCTGCCATTCCCATCAAGATAGGAAAAAAAGATTTTCATGTAACTGTAGCTGTAATGGTACAGAAGCATATAAACACGATCAGCGCAGCCTTCCCCAACCTGTGCGAATCGAGGCCAATCTATAAAGGTATCTAGAGAAGGGTGAGGACTGGACACCAGCACACTACTACCAAGGATTCCAGATGAGATGTTTGTGCTTGGCGATGAAGTGTAAGTCACCCCTCTTGAGTGAAGCAAAATGCCATCGGTTGGATGAACACCAATCCAGCCCACAAACCTAGTTTTGTAATAGGTAGTTGAACCATAAGGACAGAAAAACTGGTTGATCAAGGATTGATAGCCCCAGTTCAACTCCCCTTTTAATTGATTTCCAGGACCTGGAGGAAATTGATTTGTTGCAACAGGCAATAAGGCCCTCCAGCTAACACTTGTCTCTGTGCCATCTATGTATGGCATCATGTCATAGCTTGGGGCCTGATTATACCAATACCAGGACAGCACCAAAGATGTAGTCAGCTTGATCCCATTGGCGACCCTCCAGCAAACATCAATTGCACCATCACATTCGTAAAAGTCATAACCATTCGCTCTTGGTGCGATATTGTAATCAAAAATGCGATATGCGGTTAATGGATAAAATTCTTTGATTGCTACAACGGCCTGCTCCATAATGCTTTCACGAAAGGCTCGCAGCGTTCCCATCGTTTTACTACCCCATGGGTATGAACTTACAGGCGCACCTCTAACAAGTAACCCTTGGGAAATTGCATCAATCTCTGCCGAATTGAAGTGTTGCCCTGCAGCCCAGGGCGTGGAATTAAATGGATCGCCTGATCTAATATCAGGAAGAATTAAAGGTGTAAATTTCCAGCCCATTATGTTATTACCTTTACGACTCGATTGTTGTAAAGGTTTGCCTTGAGGCTGGATTCTGTCCAAGTATTGTCAAGCCTTAATGCAAATTCACCACCGGATCTGGCAGAAGTCAACCATACCGATCCATCTGCTACAAAATGATGCCACTGCTGGTGTGGTTTCCAACCAATCTTCAGCCAGTGATTAGGCTCATCTGCTGCAGGGAATACATCGCCGGTCGTAAAATATGCGCACGGCATCCCTGACAGCATTACGGGAACAGGATTGTAAATTTTTGGTCCCTTCCTCCAGTTGCCTGCAAAACCGGTCCACGCGGAGAAAAGCAGGGCAGAAGACCCAACAGGGTAATAAACAGCCTGGCCATATGGGTAAAAAGTTGGTGACCTATTGATAAATGGTGTATCCGATGAAGCTTGAATGATATTGGAGTATGACGAAGGAGTAAGTGACGAATCAAATAATCCTAACATCATACTTGTCACTTTATCCGGCACTATCACAAGAAAGTATGGCTGATCAGCGCCCTGGATACTGGAGTTGGAGACAAATATAATGCCATGCTGTGGATGTGACAACACATAGGATCCTGTATTGCGACTCACATATGGAAGCCCCCGATGCATGTTGCTAGCATAAGCCCAATTCGCTGATAGATTAAAATTTGTTGTACTTGAAAGCAATACTGCTACTTCTATATTGCTCTTGTAAAAAAAAGTTGATTGCTCGACCATTTCCGTTGTTGAACTACCTATTATTGGGCTTCCAATTGCAAATATCCTCCGTGGCTCCCAGGCGCCCGATAAACTTCCAGCCCAATCAAGGCCCTGCATATTAGATAATTTCCATTCCATCATTGTGGGGCAGCCCGGTCTGTACTTGCCCCCGCCAAGATTATCAACATCTCCATTTACCTCAGCACCACAATATGTAGCGGTGCTGAGTGGTGTGAGTATACCTTGAGATGCTGCAATTATTTGATCTGTCAAACATCTGGAGCGATATATGTACCATGAATTTGGCTTACCAAACCATGCCATATTGGAGTCGCTTGCTGGTGCATACATCTTGCCAGATGTAACCGTAAATGTATAATCAGGAGACCAGCCATCTGCTGTCAGGCTTGGCGGCTCAATTGTTAGTGGGGTCACTGACCAGCCAATTCCCATAGCATCTCCGCCCGTTGTTTAGGGTTCCGTCAGTCGATGCTCATGGCATGTTGCTTAAGCCAGGCCATCCCATCGGCATCGACCAGCATCTTGAGGGTTTGAACCCGGCTGGCCATTGCTGTTGCCAGGCGTTGCTGGGCCTTTTTTCTTGCTTCAGTGCCTGAGATCCTCCCTCGCCTGGTTTCGCGTTCTTCAAATTCGCTCAGCACTCGATTCGCCATCGCCCTGGCGAACTGCTGGATTGCTACCTCATCGCGGCGGCGAATGGCTAGGGCCATGGCCAGGGATGTTTTCAGTTTGGGATCGAGTTTCATCGGTACTTCCTCAACTCGTTAGGGTTAGTTCCTTAAAGGAGCGAATAATTGATTTCCAGGCCCAGGCATCTGGCCAGGGCTGGATCAATCTCAACAAAATCAGCTAGAGCCACCTGACGTTGATCAGCCGTTAGGTTCAACAGATCGGATAACGCAACCCTCAGGGCAAAGGCATCTGACTGTTGAGCCCTGTTGATCTGCTGGACGTGGATCCGTTTAGCAGCGGCCATAACAGGATAAAATCCAGACTGTATGGAATCGAACTGGTCACAATTAGCCTATCAGGATATGCATAGGCCGACTAAGCCTGGGCGGCCCAGGCAGCAGTTAGCGGAAGATCGGGCCAGAATGCAGCGACCGGCTTGCGGGTGATCCACCACTGGCGCAGTGCTGGGGCTAGTTGTTCGCCATAGATCGAGCGGTCCTCATCCCAGCTGTTGCCTGAGCTGTCGCTTCCTCTGACCCGATAGGAGGGGAAACGGGCGGCTGCCATATCAGCGACATAGCGGGCCCCGTGCCTGTTCCAGCAGGGTTGCTTTCCATGCCACTGGAGGGAGCAGGAGGGCCAGGGCAACTGCTCACGGTCATAAAGGCGGCAGATGGGGCCCAGCACTTCGTAGCGGTAATGGCCCCCTGGGGAGCAGAAGGAGGCACCAGCCGGGACCAGGACGCTGCCAGCCTCGACATTCATGCTGTTGCAGTTCGCATCCCAATAGGGTATTGCCAGGATGCGGGGGGCAGTGGGTGGCTGATGTGATCAATCCACCACCGAGGCCTTGGCATGGGGCTGCGCTGCAAATGCACCACGATTCCCCGGACCTAGTACCAGCCCGGATCGCACTGCTGCTGGAGCTGGCGGGGTTCCATGAAATCACCGGGCAGCAGGTTCAGAACCTGCTGGAGCCACCAGCACCTCAAACCAAGCGCCCTCCTGCCGGGGCTGCTGGTGGCTCCCCATGGCGGATCACAGCAGAGCTAAGCGGTGGTCGCTATCAGCTATCCAACGATGAGCGCTCAAAGCTGGTGAAACGCGATGAGCTGCTGGCCCATGGGGTGACGCTGAAGGAGAAAAAGCGCCCGGCCAAGGATGCGGTGAAATAAGCCTCAGCATTTTTTAGGGCTCTCTCTCCGATGAGCCCCTTTACCCCCTTTACCCCTGCTGCGACTGGGTAAAGGGGCGTCTTGAATCGTTGACTCGTCACGCAAGGCTGAGGGGGGTAAAGGGGGTAAAGGGGGTGTTTTCAGAGAGAGCCTTTCCTCGGTGATATGGGCACCGCGGCGCAGGGGTGAGAGCATCTGCCCCTCCACGGAAGCCCCATAAGGGGCATGGATATTGAGGTGATCCACTGCAGCAGCCCCGGGGGTGAGGGGGCCCTGCTGGGGCAGCTGAGCGCCAGCGGTAACGCTCTGCCCCCCGGTGGCTTGACGTGTGGCATGGGCGGTGAGCCTGTCGTTGAGGCGGTGGAGCAAGGAGCCCAGGGCATAGCCCAGGCAATAGCTGATCACTGCAGCGCGGAGCAGGGCCCTGGCGGCGGCCTCGATGGAAGGCGCCCAATCTGAGCAGGCAAGGGCCAAAGCCCTATGGGTCCAGACCCTATGGGTCCAGGCCCTATGGGTCTGGGAGGTGGTGGGTTCGATGTTGTTGGCGCCCAACCGCTGTAGAGGGTGCGGGTAGGCAATCCCCAGGGGTCCCCGTGAGGAACCTGCCGGCGGGCCCGGCCTGGAGCTTGTGATTAGTAAAACCTGGCGGAGGGTCAGCGCCAGGAGGGGCCGAGAGAGCCGGGCCCCCTTTGGACCAGGACCCACAGGAGGGGAGACCATGCCCCCGAGGCCTGCACCCCAAAGGCCACCCTTACGGATGGCCAGGCCCTAAAGGGCAATCCCTAGAAGG